AAGCCTTAAGTACTCCTACCCTTATTTAGAGTCTATGTCTTATTACAGACGCTCTTATTACCCTCGTAGGCGATTCTACGGCAGGCGCAGATACTACAGACGCAGGAGATACTAAACATGGCATATCAGACTGGATTGTACGCTTTACCTATTGCAGGACGTTTCATTTACGAATATGACCGCATGAAGGACTACGGTTACATGGCTAAAGACTACAAACGTAATACTGGCCGTACCTATAAGTATGCAACCCAAGGATACGAGGCTCAGATGTACAGACAAGCTGGTCAATTATATGATTCTGCTCTTTCGTTTGGTACATCTGTTGCTGGACGTGTTGGTAGATCAACAAAGGATGTGACGAAACTATGAAGCAAAGTTATACCTATTTTCTTGACCTCGCTACCTCGCCTGATAAGGTTCAGGTCATTGGCGTTTCAGCTGGCGGTATGGAATGCATGCGGAGACTATTACCTTTCTTTGCAGCGTACAAATACTACAAGCTCGGCCCTGTCAAGCTTAAGGTCGTTCCGGCTAGCACTCTACCTGTAGACCCAACTGGACTCAGTTATGAAGCAGGTGAGAGTACCGTAGACCCCAGAGACCAATTTAATCCTGGTTTGGTGCGGATTACCAATGGTGAGGACATCATAGTTCCAGAAAACATGGATCAATACTACTCATTAATGTTAGATAGACGTTGGTATAAGTTCCAGCTCCAGTCTGGCTTTTTCCGTAGTGCTGTTCCACGGGTCTGGAGAATTGCACAGTTACACCAAGACCGTTTCCCAGGTAACGTTCAGAACMTCCCATCTGTGCGTGATCCTGCGAGAGAAGTTTACAATCGTCAGGGACTGGTTACCGCAGACAATCCGCCAGCTGTTGCTTATACCCCCTTAGATGAAGGCTCTGATCCTAGAGGCTTTTTCCAGGTCGGTAATAATCTCCGCTTAGACTGGCTCCCTACTGACTCCGATAATGAATGGGATCCTACTCCTAATGTCCCTAAATACGGTAGACCAGCTGCAGTTCCAGAGGTTCCTTTAATGACCTTTGTACTACCTCAAGCTTACAAGACTAAGTTCTACTACCGTGTCTATGTCACTGAGACTGTATACTTCAAAGATCCAGTAGCTCTCAATGTCTCTTCAGTCGCTAATCCTGGCTGTTCAGTCATGAATAACGGTGTGGACAGATTCTCTGGTATTCCCTTTATGAATTACCAGAATAAGGGTGCTAGGCTCATCCTTGATCCTCCTTACAAAGGTTATATAAACGATGGATCCGATTATCGGAAGGACACTGGTGGTGCTTAAATGGCCTCTGTTTATCTGAATGGTCGTCGTCTGGTACCAGGCTGCCTTATGGTCTTCGAGGATGAAGTCTGGACTAAAGAAGATGAAGAGGAATACTCTAACCCTGACAACCATCTCCCTCCTGTGGATGTCGGGTCTGAGTCCCTCTAAACCCTTTCCCAAACCCTTTCTTACTTTTTCTGTTGTCTGTTGTCCCTTGTCTGATCCTATCACACCCCCTGTGAGCGGAGCGTAGCGGAGCGAACCCCTATACCCGCACCCCAGTCTAACGTGTCTAATTTCAGACATTTTGTCGGATTTCAGACATTTTGCTCCCATGAAACCCGAGACTTAAAAAAATATAATAAAAGATATTAGGGCGCAAGGCGGGAGTATTACGCGGTAGCGCCCAAGCCTTGCGCTTATTTCGCGAGTGGTATTAGGCCTAGCTCGCCCGGTGCCCAAAACCTGAACCGGTCTTCCGACAACAGGTCGTACTTTGGATACTCATTTGTAAAAACAAACACTCTTGGACTGTCGATCCACATTTCCTCCCATGTGTACCTGTCGTCCCACAGGTATCCATTTTTGATGCTTTCAATGGCTGACCATGTTTCTTTTGCTTGCTTGCTTCCTGCTCTTGGGATATCGAAAATGTATGTACCAAGCTTTGCTCGCTTCATACACATGCGCATAATATCTTTCCCGGAAAGTCCGGATGGAATATTGATTGCCATATTCTTCATACACATATACTTCGTAACAAACGACTTTCCAGTGTTTCCACACAGGTCTATAATACAGTCGATCTCCCTGTCGTTCTGTTTTAAATCTGTTAAAGCAGTCTGCCAGGGTCTTAGCTTGGCATTTCGGATAGCATCTGGTACTTTTATCCACGAACATACAAAGTCACCCTCCTTTAGAACATAGTCAAAATTTCTAACACTAGTAGGGCTACAATGACCACTATGCCCCCATATTTCCCGCATTGTCGCCCAGCTTGTAGGATTGCGTAATACAACTCTGACTTGGAAATGTTCGTATCCGTCTTCTCCTCGTTCTCTTCCGTAAGCATATCTTTCTCCGTTTTCATCTAACCACTTCCGTAGTATTTCTTCAGGACATTTCGCCTTAGAAATGGTTATATCGTACCATTTAGGCTCTGTCAT